TTTCCGTCATGGAATATCTCAAAATCTGAGCTTGTTCCAAATTTTGCTTTTACATTGTCGTTATAAGTAACATCTCCTGTTAACGTACCACCGGCAAGAGGTAATTTAGTTGCTATTGAGTTGGTGACAGTTGTTGAGAAGTTAGCGTCCGCACCCAAAGCATCACTAAGTTCTTTTAATGTATCTAAAGTGCTTGGTGCTGAATTAACTAAGTTAGATATTGCTGTTCTTACATAGGCAGTCGTACTAACTTTTGTTGAGTTATCGGATTGAGCTTGGGTCGTTGCTGTCACTCCATTGGTCAACACCCCAGAGCTAGAAGTCAAGCCACCAAATAATGTGTCTCTAGTTGCAATATCAACCCCATCTACATTGCCTGATACAACAATATTCCCTGTTACTTGAAAACCATTACTTGCTACAACTAATCCACCTTGTTGAATTTCTAATCTAGTTGCATTTGAGTTAGTTGTATCAAGAAATCTTAATACACCATTATGATTCCATATAGCGTAATCTGGATTATGGTTTGTGTCTGTAAAGTATAACTGTGGCGTGACGCTAGAAAGAGTTAAATTTCCAGTTAAAGTACCACCAGCCAAAGGTAGGACTCCTGACAATTTACTAACATCTATCGCTGCGTTTGAAGCTATATTTGCATTGTCGATTATACCGCTATTAATAAGAAATGAATCGCCACCATTGCTGACAGTAATATCTCCTTTATCTCCGTCAGATATTCCACCGCCTGATATTTCTGATACGTTTCCATTATCTTTCTTTGTAAATAATTTTCCTGAATCTGTCCGTATAGCTAATTCGCCTACTACCAGGTCAGAAGCACTTGGATCGCTACCACTTCCTCTCTTAAGTTTAATTGTGTTAGACATTGGCTCACCTCCCTATAATTTGATTCTAGTAGCTACCCCCATCTATATCAAAACCTGACACACTTTCATTTTCTAGGAATGTAACCAAATCAGATAAAGCAACCTGTTTCATTACCCCACCATCATTACAAACAAAATTATTAGAAGCCTCAAGTGTTGTTGAACTTGGAGAAGTATTACCATCGAGAATATTTAATTCAGCAGTTGTAGATGTTATGCCGTCAAGAACATTGATTTCTGAAGCAGTAGATGTGACTCCATCTAAAATATTCAATTCAGCAGTGGTTACTGTAGCTCCGTCTAATATCTGCACTTCAGTTGCACTAAGGTCAGCCAAAGAGTTAGCTGTTGTCTGACCCATCGTGGCAAGCTCAGTTAATTTATCCGAGTGTGGTTCGACATGAGTTCCGATAACAAGACCTAAAGAAGTTCTTGCAGCAGAAGCACTTGTAGCACCCGTTCCACCATCGCCAATCGCAAGTGTTCCAGTTATAGAACTAGCATCAAGTTTTACTGCTATTTCAGTAGATTCAATAACAAGTCCACCGTTAGCTTTAAGATCAACAGAAAGAGTATTACCTGACTTATCAAGACCATTACCAGGTGTGATCTGACCAGCACCAGAGAATTGGGCAAAAGTTAGATTATTTGTACCTGTAACTGCTGAACCTTTGTTGCTAGTACAGACGAAGCCATTATCCGCATTAACAGTTCCCTGTTCTACGAAAGTAAACATTCCTGCTGCATCTGAACCAGCAGCTAAATCATCTGCTCTAGCTGGTGACGATCCAACAATATAAATACCGTTTTGAGATGCGGTGGATTGATCTTTTACAAGGACTCTATCGTTAGTTGAAAGAGTAACACCGTCTAATGTGTCTCCATTGTTAAGTGCAGTAGATATTGTAATATTTCCTGTTGTTGCAGCAACACAACTATCTTTAACATCTAAGCCTTGTGCAGTAGCTTCTACAAATCCTTTTGTTGCTGCGTCTTGAGCATTAACAGGATCAGCTACGTTAGTAATTGTTTGGCTATTTAATGAAACTGAACCAGTTGGTGCAGCCATTTGGTCTAATCTATTTGTTCTTACACCTGCGTCAAAATCACTTATTTTTGTATGCAATAATGAAGGCACATCAGCAGCTACCATAGCTCTAAATGTTGCAGCACCATTACTACCATTTGGTGCAGCTAAAAATGTATTTTGTGTTCTACTTGTAAATAAATCGGCAAAACTACCAGAACCACCAATAGGCTCAATAGTTGTAGCAGATCCACCAGATCCTCCCGTTCCAATACCAACAAAAAGTTTTTTACTACCTTCAGCAAAAGCTAATTCAGCATTTTCTAAACTACCTGGTGCTGAAGATCCTGTAGATCGTTTAATTCTAATTGTGTTAGCCATTGTTAAAAGTTGCCCCCATCGACAAGTGTAAGTTTGGTAGTAGTTGCATCTGCTTTAAATTTAGCAGAA